TTCCACGCCCGGCGCCGCGTCGGCGGCGGCATGGTCCTTTCCGAGGCCGTCTCGGCCATCAAGTGCGCCACCTCGTAAGGAGCTGACCCATGCGCGACTTCGCCAACAACATCGCCGTGCGCCCGGTCATCCCGCCGGCCGCGAACAACAACCTCGGCACCACGCCGCTGGTCGGGACGGTCATCGACCGGCTCGGCTATGAGAGCCTGGCCTACGCGATCATCACCGGCACGCTCTCCGATGCGGACGCGACCTATGCCGTGCTGCTCGAGGAGAGCGACGAAGCCGGAACGGGCTTCACCGCCGTTGCCGATGCCGACCTGATCGGCACGGAAGCAGCCGCCGGCTTCACCTTCGCGAACGACAACGTGACGCGGAAGCTCGGCTACATCGGCAACAAGCGCTTCTCGCGCCTGACCATTAACCCGACCGGAGCCAACGACGGAAACTCGCCCATCGCGGTGATCGCCGTCCTCGCCAACGGCCGCTCGCGGCCTGTCTGATCCGGGGCAAGTTGTGAGGGCGACATGCGGCCTCGCCCGATAACGGAACCGATCCCCGTGCCCCGGCCCGTCAGGGTTCCTTTGCGGCGGATCGGACAGGTCGCGGACACCACGGCCGAAGGGGTTCGGCGGCAAGGGTCCGGATCGCCAACGGCGAGAGGCCGAAGGCGATCACGAGCGGCGAGGACGGTGGATGCCGCCCTCGCCCTCAACCCCGAAGGATCAGCCATGCCGATGAGACCACCTCGCATCTGCGCCTGCGGTTATCGCATCGCCCATGGGAGCGCCTGCCCGTGCGAGGATCGCCGCGCCCGCGAACGCAAGGCCCGGCACGATCAGGCCCGCCCCTCGGCCAGGGAACGGGGCTATGACACCGGCTGGCAACGCGCTGCCCGCGCCTTCCTCGCGGAACCCGGGCACGACCGCTGCGAATGCGGCGCCCCCGCTGTGCTGGTGCGGCACGTCGTCTCCGTCCGCCGTCGCCCCGACCTGCGAATGGATCGATCCAACTGGATGCCCGGCTGCGTCCGATGCAACGCCCGCGACCATGCCCGCGAGCAACGCGAGGCCCCCGGGGTTGGCTTGCAATTTCGCAATGAGACTGGGAACCGGCGGTGGGTCAGTCGCGCAAGATTGCACAAATTTGGGGTTTCGGAATGATTGTCGATCTTGCGGCCATGAAGGCGCACCTGAACGTGACCTTCAACGACGACGACGCGCTGATCACCGCGAAGATCGCGGCGGCGCAGTCTTATGTTGAGGCCTTCGTCGGCTTCCGGCTGGACGAAGAGACGTTTCCAGACACGGACGACGACGACTTTCCCGACACGGTGCCGGCGGCGCTGGTCGAGGCCGTGATGCAGCTCGCCGCGCATCGGTATGAGAACCGGGAGGCCGTGCTTGTCGGCGTGAACGGCCAGGGCCTGCCTCTCGGCCTTGAGGACACGCTGGCGCAGTTCCGGAACTACAGCTTCGGGGCGGCCGATGAGTGACGGGGGCCTCGGCAAATTCCAGAAGCGCATGGCGGCGATCCCGAAGGCGATCCGGGAAGCGGCGACGCCTGCCCTCATCAAGGGCGCTGAGGAGATCGCCCGCAAGGCCAGGGCGAACGCCCGGCCGTCGAAGGATACCGGCGCCCTGATGAACAGCATCACGGTCACGCCCCCGGGCGGATCGACGCCTGCCTATTCGCAGCCCGGCGGCGGCAAGGTGGTGCCCGAGAACGCTGCCCGCGTCACGGTTGGCAACCGCGAGGTCCGCTATGCCCACCTGGTCGAATACGGGACCACGAAGGCGGCGGCGCAGCCCTATTTCTGGCCGGCGGTCCGCGCGTTCGGCAAGCGCGCCCGAAACCGCGTCACCCGCGCGATCCGCAAGGCGATCAGGGAGGCCAGGGGATGAGCAGCCCGGCGCTTGCGGTCCAGAAGGCATTGCGTGCCCGCCTTGTCGCCGCATCGGCGGTGACGGCGCTGGTGCCGGCGGCGCATATCGTGGATCGCCATCAGTTGCCGGTGCTCGACCCCTCGATTGTGCTCGGGGAGGATCAGGAGGTCGATCCCGAGTTCCAGACCCTTCGCCGCGGCATGGTCAGGGTCTATTCCGTGCTGCATCTGTGGAAACGCGAGCCCGGCCTTGTCGGCGTGAAGCAGATTGCCGGCGCGATCCGCAAGGCCATCGAGACCGGCCTGAAGCTCAACCTGGACGATCCGGACTTCCACGCGATCGACGCGCGCGTGTCCGAGGTCCGCTTCCTTCGCGACCCTGACGGCGAGACGGCGCACGGCATCGTGACGTTGGATTCGATCCTGTCCAAGACATGGGCGATGACGCCATGAAGGCCGGCAAGCTCGACCGCAAGATCACCATCCAGGCCGCGACGCATACCGTGGATGCCTACGGCGTACCGGCGCCGGCCTGGTCCACCTTCGCCACGATGCGGGCGCAGCTCATCCAGGGCTCGACGGAGGAGTTCATCCGGGCCGGCGGCGCCGCGCCCGAGGCCGTGGCGGTGTTCCGCATCCGCTGGATCGCTGGCGTCACAACCTCGCACCGCATCCTGCATGGCGGGGCGACGTTCAACATCAAGGAACTGAAGGAGATCGGCCGGCGGCGCGGCCTTGAACTGCGCTGCATCACCCCGATTGCGGGTGCGCCATGAGGGGCCGCAAGCCGAAGCTGGTGGTGGACAATTCCGCCGTGGCGAGCATCCCCGCCGCGCCCGGCTGGCTGTCGAAGGACGCCAGGGCCGAATGGCGGCGGATCATGCCGGCGCTGATCGAACGGAAGGTGCTGACCGATGCCGACTTGGGGTCGGTCGAAAACTATTGCCTGGCCATCGGCCGGGTTCGCGAGGTCGAGGCGCTGATCCAGAAGGACGGCATCGATCCGGCCATGGTCCGGCTTCAGGACAAGGCCATGGCGACGGCCCGGCAGCTTGCGGCCGAGATCGGCCTGACGCCCGTGTCGCGGTCCCGGCCTTCGGTGAGGGAGGGCGGCGGCGATGACGACGATTCCCCACTGGCTGTCTGACGGCTCGCCCATTGCCGACCCGCTCGGCCATGGCCAGCGGGCGGTCGAGTTCCTGCGGCGGCTCCGGCACCCGAAGTCCACCCTGCCGAAGCGGGCCTTCCAGCTTGACCCCTGGCAGGAACGGATCGTGCGCCGGATCTATGGCCCGCGCCATCCGGACGGCTCGCGGATCGTGAAAGCCGTCGTCTGGCTCTGGCCGCGCGGGAACCGGAAGACCTCGCTCGCGGCGGCCCTGTCGCTGCTGCACACCATCGGCCCGGAGCGGGTGAGGGGCGGGGAGGCGATCTTCGCCGCCGCCGACCGGAAACAGGCCGGCATCGCCTTCAAGGAGGCGGTCGGCATCGTCCGCGAAGACAAGCGCCTGGTCGCGGCAACACAGGTCTATGACGCTTTCAACAGCGCGAAGCGGATCGTCTATCCGAAGGACGGCTNNCAGCCAGCATGGCCGGACGCCGGCCTTCGTGTTCATTGACGAATTGCACATCTGGCGCGGCGATGAACTGTGGAAGGCCCTGCGCTCGGCCCTGCCGAAGACGCAAGGCTCGCTCCTGATCGTGGCGACGACCGCCGGCCGGGGGCAGGATGACCTCGCGTTCGAGATCGTGGACCGTGCCCGCAAGGTTGCCCGCGGCGAGATCGACGACCCGTCAATGTTGCCGGTGCTGTTCGAGGCCTCGCCCGATGAGGACTGGCGAGACGAGGCCCTGTGGCATCGCGTCAACCCCGGCCTCTCGCTCGGATACCAAGATATTGCCGGACTGCGGCAGCTTGCCCGCGAGGCAGAGGCCAGCATCACGGCCCGCGAGCTGTTCCGGCAATACAATCTGAACATGTGGCTCGACCATTCCGCCTCGCCCTTCGTGGACATGGCCGAATGGGACAGGGGCGACCGGCCGATCCCCGAAGGCATCAACGGCCTGCCGGCATGGGTGGCGGTGGATATGTCGACCACGACCGACCTGACGGCGGTGGTGGCCTGCATCCGCAAGGGCGACGATTTCATCCTGGTCCCGCATTTCTTCGTGCCGGCGGATAACCTTCGCGCCCGCGCGGATCGGGACGGGGTGCCCTATCCGGAATGGGCGAAGCAGGGGTTCATCACCGCAACGCCGGGCAACGTGATCGACTACCGCGCCGTGGAAGCCTGCATCCGGGGACTCTGCGAGCGGTTCGCGGTGCAGGAGAT